TGCAAATGGTCGTTGTAAGATTGTTAAGATATGGCTTTGTGGTTTCCATTTGAATTCAATATAACTACCAAACATTTTACCAACTAATTTTTGATATCCTGCAAATAATTCGTAAGTTGCAAGTCCGCCCATCATACTTCCACTCATTAAGTAAGTGTTAGTGTATGCTAAGTTAAATGGTTCAAATAATGTGCCGCCTGCACCTATACCAGACCGTGAACCAATAGCACGTCTAAATACACTTTGTACTTCTATAATCTCATCAGGCAATCTGTAATCGTTTTGATCTTGTATTAATTCTAAAAAGCTGTAACTTTCTTCTACAGCATTTGGACTGCGTTGTCTAAAGCGTGTTAATGCTCTGTCTAATGCAGTTTCGTAATGAATAGGGTCGAGGTCCAGATCAATCATACCTTCGCCAAGTAGAGTTCTAACATATTCAAATACTTTATTTCGTTCTATCAACGAGGATGTGTCGTCAGACATAATCTTACTCCGTAGTATTTCTGTGATAAATAAAAATGTAGTTCGCGGAACGGCAATTCCCAACTACCTTAATGTCAAAGGAGGACATCAACAATGATATTTATCAATAATAAATATACCAACATCTATTTTAATATAATCAAATCAGCGCAGACAAGAGAATCATTATTAGGATATACTGAACGTCATCATATTATACCAAAATGTTTAGGCGGATCTAATAAAAAAGATAATTTAGTTATTCTAACAGCTAGAGAACATTTTATATGTCATCACTTACTTACTAAAATGGTAAATTCTACTAGAGAAAAATTTCAATTAAGTAAGGCATTTAATTGTATGCTATACATGACTTCACCGGTGCAAGATCGTTATAAAGTATCTAGTAGAAAGTTTGAAAGTTTTAAAAAGAATTATTCAAAAATGTTTAGCGAACAACAGAGAGGTGATAAGAATCACATGTATGGAAAGACCCATACTCTAGAAACGTTAGCAAAAATTGCGATTTCACGGGCAAACTCAAATTATGTAATTACTGACAAAATTCGAGCTAAACTAAGTGCTGCTAATAAAGGAAAAAATGTTTCAGCTGAAACTCGAGCTAAAATCTCTAAAGCAAATAAAGGAAGATTAGCAGGTAAAAACAACCCAATGTATGGCAATACTCATACAGCAGAAGCTAGAAAGAAAATATCAGAAAAAGCACAAGGTAGAACACCATGGAACCTAGGTGTTACGCATACTGATGAAGTAAAACAGAAAATGTCAAAACTAGCATTACAAAGAACAAAATATAAATGTGAGCATTGTGGTGTAGAATGTGTTAAATGTAATTATAATAGATGGCACGGAGATAACTGTAGATCTATCGTAAGATAAATATGATAACACTCAAGGAGAAGTACTTTGCCCAGATTAAGTTTATACAAACCTGAGAAAGGAAATAATTATAGATTCATTGATCGTCAAATATCAATGATGTTTCAAGTTGGAGGTACAGATGTTTATGTTCACAAATATTTAGGACCAAAAAATCCTTTAGAAGGAACAGCTGATCAACCAATTTACGATGTAATTAAAGAAACAAATATTCAAGATTTATTGTTTTTAGAAAATCGTGATCGCAAATATGAAGAAGAAATCTATCGAATTCGCGGGCATTATCAACTTCAAAATCTTAATTTTAATTTAAGCCAGTTTGGTTTGTTTATTGATAACGACACTGTATTCATGACAGTACACCTTAACGATATTATTACATCACTCGGTCGTAAACCATTAGCGGGCGATGTGATGGAATTACCTCATTTAAAAGACGACTTTGCATTAAACGACTTTGATGTAAGTATGCCTAGATTCTTTGTTATAGAAGAAGTTGATCGACCTAGTGAAGGATATAGTGCTACATGGTATCCGCATTTGTACAGAATTAAACTTAAAAAACTTACAGATAGTCAACAATTTTCTGATATATTGGATAAACCAGCAGGTGAAGATTCTAATTATGCATTACGTGATTTATTAAGTACTCGTAATAAAGAACTAGAAATAAACGATGCAATAGTAAGACAAGCCGAAGCTGACTCGCCGTTAAGTGGTTTTGAAACTAGACATTTTTATACATTGGCAACTGATCCTATTACAGGACAAACATTGTTAACTACAGTTGATTCTGATGAAATAGATACTAGCTATGCTAGTCAATTAGTTGATGGTAATTCAAACATTAATGCAGCCAGTCTTAATGCAATACCGTTACGCACCGGTTATACAGGTTACTTATTTGGTGACGGATATCCGCCTAATGGCTATGTATTTGGACAAGGGATTCGTTTCCCAGAAATGGTAGCTAAGGACGATTATTTTTTAAGGCTTGATTTCTTACCAAATAGATTGTTTATGTTTAATGGCCAACGATGGTTAAAAGTTGAGGATAATGTACGTATGACGTTAACAAATACAGATTCAAGACAAACATTAAAAGCTGGATTTATTAACAATAATAAGTTTATGTATACTGACGAAATTGCAACAGATTACGTTAAACTATTCAAAGGCGATACAGAATTTGTTACTGCAATTAACGAAAATATTGTTGGATTATATCTAGTTCTTAAGTTAGAAGTTACAATTTTAGATTTTGCAATTGCAGACTATGAATTGTTATGCACAGTTGAAGATTCTGTAATTAAAGTAACATTGCCAATAATTGATGATACACAGGTTACTATTCCGTTTGACGGTGCATGGCGTGTTAGTATGTATAACCATAGAGAAGCAGAACGTCAAAGTTTATCAAAAGCACTTAAACCAAAGGCAGATTTATAATATATAAGTAAAAGGAGATTATATGCAACATTTTTACGACGGCGCCATAAGACGGTACGTTACGCAAACAATAAGAGTTTTAAGCGAATTTACCGTTCGATATAGCGACGGCACGTTGCATCGTGTACCAGTTGCATACGGTGATGCTGATAGACAAGCTGCAACTATTATTAGACAAAATTCTGAAAATTCTGTAAACTCAATACCAAGAATTAGTGTATACATATACGGTTTAGAATTAGATCGAGAACGATTATCAGATTCTACGTTTGTTAGCAAAAAACAAATTAGAGAACGTGATATTAACGGAAATGCGTATACTAATAATTCAGGACGTAACTATACAATAGAAAGATTGATGCCAACACCATTTAAGTTAACTATGAAAGTTGACATATGGACAGCAAGTACTGATCAAAAGCTACAGATTATGGAACAAATCTTAATGTGGTTTAATCCTAGTTTAGAATTGCAAACTACTGATAACTACGTAGACTGGACTAGTATAACTGTGCTAAATTTAGACAGTGTTACATGGTCAAGCAAGGCTATTCCTGTTGGTACAGACACGCCAATAGACATTGGTACATTAACATTAAGTACGCCTATATGGATTAGTCCTCCTATTAAAGTTAAACAAATGGGTGTTATTACAAAAGTTATTTCAGGAATACACGATGTAAATTCAAATTATATTTCAGGGTTTGGATCTGATTACATTGTTCCGGAGTCACTGCCGTCAACATTGTTAACAGAAGTTGTTACAGTAATGGAAGATTATACAATTGAAGTATATAACAACCGTGTAACACTCCTTAATTCAACTGAAAGTAATTTAAAAAACAATTTGTCATTTGATATGCCGGAACCTGCATCATTACCAGTTAACTGGAATCAAGTATTAGATTTATATCCTAAAAAGTTTGTATCCGGTGTAAGTAGATTATTCCTAAGTCAACATAACAGAACAGAAATTAACGGGACTGTAACAACAGATGATATTGACGAAACAATTTTGCATGTAAACTGGGATGTAGATACGTTAAATTCTAATACTGGTATAGACAGTGACGGCCATTTGGATACAGATTTTGAGTGGAATCCAAATAATAATAGAATAAATAGTCCTGGAACATTTGATGCAATTATAAATCCATTAACATATGATCCACGTTATCCAATAAGTCAAGATATTGAACAACCGTTAGCACCTGGTTTGCGATTATTATTAATAGAAGACATTGGTTCTGCGCTAAATGCAGACGGTGCAGATGCTTGGAAAGGATTAGATGATAGCGAGTTAATTGCTCATGAAAATGATATAATTGAATGGAACGGTACTAAGTGGATTGTAATTTTTGATTCTCAAAACGAATATGATACTATGATATGGCAAACTAATTTGTATACCGGTATACAATACTTATGGAACGGTGTTGCATGGGTAAAAAGTTTTGAAGGTATATATAAGGTTGGGGCATGGCGATTGGAAATATAAAAGATCAAATAATTTGCAGTGGTGCATTAATTTACTCACAAGCTACACATAGATTTCTTTTGATTCAAAAATCCTCAGGTAAACATCAAGGATCTTGGGGATTAGTTGGCGGTACTAACCTTGCTAACGAAAACCCATGGCAGGGTCTTACCCGCGAGATAGAGGAAGAAATAGGATTTCTTCCAGACATTAAAAAAACACTACCGTTAGAAAAGTTTGTATCTAACGATAGTGTCTTTAATTTTCACACATACTTTTGTTTAGTCGAGAACGAATTTGTACCAACGTTAAGTGATGAACACATTGCTTGGGGATGGTTTGATTTAAATGTTTTACCTAAACCTATTCATCGTGGACTAAATCTTAGTTTGCGTAATAAAATTATTCAAACTAAGATTCAAACATTAATTGATATAATTGATAGTTTATAATTATGCTATTGAAAATTGATAGTAAGTTACTGTTACTAAATTAGCGTTAGAATTGGCGTAGTAAGTTTTAAGACAATGTATACGAAGGATACGTTATACGTATTGCACCAGCGCCGCCGTCGGTAGCAAGTGTTCCTGCGGCAGTTCCTGTTGCACCACCAGCTCCTCCAGATGCGTATGCTAGAGTTGATACTGTCATTCCTGTACCAAGATAGTTTGAGCCGGCAACACCTCCGCCTGCTGCTGCTGATGCATCTGACCCCTGGGCGCCACCGGCGCCGCCTGTTGAGCCACCACCACCACCACCACCACCACCACCGTCGCCGGTTGAGCTAGTACCACGTATACTGTAACCGGGACTGCCAGCCGTTGACGTTGTAGCAGTTCCGTTTGTTGCAGACACTGACCCACCAATAGTGCCTGCTCTACTCCCTGAACCACCACCGCCACCGCCGCTACCCCCGGCAATGCATATTGTAGTTCCACTTGGGCTAAACCATGCACGGGAGGATCCGCCACCACCGCCGCCAGTTCCGCTAGTACCGGACGTTCGGCAGTCACCGCCATAACCGCCAGAAGCGTCTCCAGACCCCCCATTACCGCCAGAGTTTGAGTTTGCCCACGATGTGCCACCTTGTCCTGCACCACCGCCACCGCCAATTGAGTATGCTATACTAGTCTGATTGGCAGGTACAGTAATAGTTCCAGTTAACTGTGACGATGTGCCGCCGTTACCGCCCTTTGCAGTATCACGACCGCCGCCACCGCCTGTTGCACCGTACATCATTACTGTTACTGTTGAACCAGGTACAACAGTTATTGAGCCGGAGGTACTTGTCCAATTAAGTGTATTTGAAGTAACTGTGATAGTACTAGTTTTATACCCAATTGCTGAAACTACGCCAGCTGTTCCAGTCCTTGCCCATGCTGATATATAATAAGTAGTAGTAGTAGTTGGAACAGTTATAGTAAACTGTGATATGCCGTTGGACCCAGCGGTATTTGGAGTGCCATACCCCGTAGTAAACATACCCCATGTATATCCACTTGCGCCTGTGGAAGCCATAGAAACAGTGAGAGTTGTTCCAGACAACGAAGTAGTAATTACCGGTGCTACTAGTACAGCAATGTTAGTTAATGTAGAAGTAGGACTACTTCCTATTGCGTTACGTGCAGATACCCCAACACTAACAGCAGCACCAGCTGTTGCAGATATGTTTGCAGGAGGATTAGCAACTACACTGTAACCCGTACCATTTAAGTATGTAGTGTAATCAAGAATGGTCGATCCTCCATTTGTAGTTGTACCCCATCCAAGCGTAACTACTCCTGCAGTAGTTACTGAGTAATACAGTCCAGGAGGAGCACTAGGCCATGTTGGTGTGGTTATAGTATTTGAAACGGCACTTTTTGCACTTTCTAAATTTGCATAGTTAACTTGTGTTACTTGAAAATAGTAACTAGTGTTTGCAGCCATTGCTTTTGTCCAAGGAAGTGTTGTTGTTGTATAACTAAGCGATGCACTACCGTTCATGTATATATTATATTGTTTTATTACACCCGCAGCTGTAGATGAGCCACCTCCTATATTTGCAGACGGAGTAACAGGTAATGTTACCGTAGCAGTCCCGTCAACTGTTAATGTTCCAACTGTTGGAGCACCAGGCGTAGTAAACGTTGCAGTTGATGTTGATACACTTGAATTTAACCATCCAGCTGCTTTTGCATATACTTTAAACACTGCATTTTGTGCAATTGGGCCAAACCCTGGGGATGGTGGACTAACGGTATTAGTTGCAAATGTACCGGCATTTTGAAAATCCATTTGGTATGACGTTGCACTAGTTACTGCAGGCCATGTCCAATATATAGACGTTGCATTAGACGTCCAACTAGATATAGCAGGCGCTGTTAATGTACCTGCATATGGAGTAATATCAACGTACCCTGAACTTAACGGTCCCCATCCTAATGAGTTAAATGCTCGCAAATACATTCTGTAAGTTGTGCCGTTTGATAAACTAACAGATACTGGACTTGTAGTACCAGTTGCATTAAAATAAGTTGCCGAGTTTGAATCATATGCTTGATATGCAGTAATTGTTAGATTTCCAGACGATCCTGCATTAAAATATATGTATCCAGTAGCATTACCTATCCCACCGCTAGTAATAGTCGGAGCACCCGGTATTGAAGATGCTGCCGGTGTTATTACTTGAATCATAGTTGACCAGTTAGTTGACTGCCCTGCTACGTTTAACCCGTATGCAGCTAAGTTATATGTAGTACTAGATGACAACGACAATGCAACTGACGGTACAGATGGACCATTATATAATTGAGAACCGCCAGTATACGAGTTGTATGTTGGATAGTTCCATATTATCCAGCTAGTCGGAGCTCCACCAGTTTGCGTAAAGCTAATTGTAGCGCCTGATGACGTAACACTTGACGATGATATCGTAAGCGTACTAGGTATTGCAACCATTGATGCAGTTGTAGATGTACTAACTCCTCCAAATCCTGCTGCATTATGTGCATAAATTGTAATAATACTGCCGTTAGATATGCTGGTTAATGCAAGCGGAGATCCAGCACCATTAACTGTTTGATTATATGATCCGCCAATATAAACATGGTAGTAATCAATTGCTTCGCCATTATTAGCCGGATTAGTAAATGTTAAGTTTCCAGTATTTAAACCAGTTTGTGCAAATGACAAACTCGATGCAGTACCTGGGGTAGTATATGGTTTTGTGGATCCGCTGTTACTTACAGTACTCCATCCTGCAGAATTGTGTGCATACACAGTAAGCGTGTATGTAGTTCCATATGCACCGGTAAATGTATAAGGCGATGTAGTTTGTGTAGTAGTTAACGGTGATCCATTGTTATCTATTCGATATACGTCAATAGGAAGTCCGCCGGTATTTAATGGCGCAGAAAAATACGCATATACTGTAGTTCCTGAAAAAGTTGCACTAGTTAGCGACGGTGCATTCGGTACACCAGTTGCAGTTACTGAATTACTAGTAGCACTAACAGTACTTAATCCAACTGAATTATGTGCATAAATTGTAAACGTATACGCGGTATTTTTAACACCAGTATACGAATATGATACTGCCGATGATGCAATCGTAGATGAAATTAATGTTGCACCGGTGTATAAGTAATAATAATCAATCGGAGTGCCACCGGTACTTGAAGGAGCAGTCCATGGGATAGTAATAGTAGTTCCTGATACAGTTACAGTACCCATTGTAGGAGCACTTGGCGTAGTCCATGTAGTTATAGCCGGTGTACTAGTTCCACTTTGTGCGCTAGTTCCAATTGCATTAACTACTTTCATATAAAATTGATACGAATTGCCTTGTGTTAATCCATTTAATGATAACAAAGATGCTGTACTTGATGCAATATTAACCGAAGTACCGCCTGATGTAAATGCTTGATATGATGTAATTGGATACCCGTTTGTTGTATTAGCAGTAAATGCCAACGTTGCAGTTTGAGTACCAGTTGCAGTAGCTGTACCAATTGTTGGTGCAGCGGGAACGCCGGGTGCTGCTACACTACTTGATGCAGTACTTTTTGCACTTTCTAAATTTGCATAGTTAACTTGAGTTATTTGAAATGTATAACTAGTACCAACTGTTAAACTACCGCAAGATATAGGATTAGACGAACCGGTATAAGATACAGTTAACCCTCCATTAACGTATACATTATATTGTTTTATTAATCCACTAGTTGTAGTTGACCCGCCACCAATAATAGGTGACGGAGTAAACGACACAGATAAGGTGCCCGATGTTGCAACTAGTGCAGCAGCTACACCAGTCGGAGACCCTGGAGTAGTATATGTTGCAGTATATGTAGTTGTTGACGAATTAATCCATCCTGTAGCAATTGCGTAAATTTTAATAACTACTGATGCTGCAGTTGACGCATAGTTAGTTGTTAAACTAGCAGTATTAAGGGCAAACGTTCCGGCATTTTGAAAATCAATCTGATAAGAAGTTGCAAAAGTAACCGTTCCCCAGTTAAATGTAGTGTTAGTTGTATTTGAAGTCCAACTTGTTATAGACGGTGCAGTTAATGTTCCGGCATACGGTGTTATCGATCCAGTACTAGTTGAACTAAGCGTACCCCATCCTGATGAGTTAAATGCTTGTAAATAAAAATTATAGGTAGTTCCGTTAGTTAAACCACTAACTGTTATCACTGATGCCGTATATGTTACAGCATAATTAGTACCTCCGGATACTGCTCGATAATTAGTGATCGGTGATCCGCCATTAGATCCGGCTGTATAATTAAAAGTTACAGAACCAGAGGTATATGTAGCACCACTAATGCCGGATGGAGCAGCTGGCGGTGATGCACTATTACTGCTAGCCAATAATACATTTAAAATTCCACTCATGTTATGTTAACCCCGATCCCGAAATTAGCCACTTGGTTGATGTAATTTTTATTGCAGTAGCCATACCGTTTGCAGCTAGAGACTTTGGAACAGTAGTAGCACCGGTTCCTACTAATGCTAACAACGCACTTGCACCTGAAATTGTAATAGAAATTACTCCTGCACCGCCTTCATTAATAAATGTTAGTACAGTTCCAATAGGGTATGCAACGGCATTGTCAATTGTATACGTTCTACTAGTAGTGTCGGCAGCTGGATGAAAAATATGTTTTCCTGAATCAGTTAATACAGTTGGATAATCTACAGATTTGCTAACTTGCGGTACAATTTTATAACCAACTTCTAAATTTGAACTAGCAGAATCGACATACATTGTAGTTGTTGTACTAATAGTTCCAGCATTAGAGATTGATGCAACATTGCCGCCAATACCGATATTGGTATTTTTAAATATCCATCCTCTATTTGCAGTATTATCTACTGTAAAATATGTTACCCAATCACCAGTTACTGCGCCGTGTGTACCATATGTCCCAGTGCCAGAAAACGATAAACCAAAAGTTGCCATTGACCCTGTTGCCGGTCCATTATATAACGATATGCCTAACCCCGTAGTTGGACTAATATTTGTAATACCAATGCTAGTTGCTTTAATACCACCACTTACTTGTAATTTAGATAATCCATCATCTGTACCAGTACCAATTAATACGTTACCGCCATATTGTGCTAGTTTTACCAAACCGGTATCAAGAACTTCTATACTTGGGATACCAGATACATCGTTAGCTGCAAATATAGTTCCAGTTAAACTATTAGTAACGGAAAGTAATTGTCCAGCAGATCCATCAAAACTAAGCATACCATTTAAAGTTGGGTATGCAGTTAACGTAATATTCTGAGCTGCAGTAATTGCGTCTGCCCCAGAAAATACAATCTTAGGGTCGCTTGCTAAACTTATATTTGGTGTAATGACTATATTTTTATCAGCTAATGCCATTGTGTGTCCTTCTTATTATTATGTATTTATTAAATATCAATTACGTAATATGCAGTGGTGCATTAATATTAATATATTTACAAGATACACATGGATTTCTTTTGATTCAAACTGTTATTAATATTATTAATAGTTTGTAAATATTTAATAATTTGTGTAGACCAGTAAACACTATGTTTACTGTCTACTCTAATATCATATTTACTAGGTTTTTCAAATACAGAATTAGTATCACTATACTTGCTGTTATCTATAGTGTCAACAAATACAGTAACATCTGCATTAAACAACTTTCTAATTTCTTTAGTTGGTGCTACAAAATCACATATAACATAGGTTGCGGATGAGTTTTCTGCCAAGTATTTCATCCTATTACTTTGTCGTATTCGTCCTTCTTTACTAAAATCCCAATCATTATACTGTGTTCGTATATCATCTGCGTTAAACCATTCAACTGAATCTAAAAGTTTAACTAGTTCATTTGCTAGTGTTGTTTTTCCAGATCCGGGTAATCCCATAATTAATATTTTCATTAACAACCAAAGATTAAAATGTTATACCGGAGTTGCTTCAGCCGCTAGCAATTCAGAAACTTTTGCTAATAACATAGCATTGTCCCAGGTGTTCATAATGTCAACATAATCTTCATTTTGCCATACTACTAACCCTCTACGAGATGAACCACGAGTGGTAGTTTCACCATTTGGCTGCTCAGTTACCTCAAAAGGTCCTAATTCTACTTCTACACGCACAAATTTATTAGTAATAGACTCGTGAATGTCAGTGATGAAATATTCACTAGTTGCACGTCGTTCGGTGATTACAATTTCACCTTCAATTGGTTGAATTTCGATAATTTCTGTCATAATATTTCCTTTTTCTTAAAATGTTTTTAGATTTACTTATATCTTATTTACTGATTAGTTGTCCAATTTCGGGCAAATACAGATATTTAATATCACTATTTATCAATGTTAATACTGCGTCTATGATAGTTTCAACTAATGGCTGTCCAGCTAAGTTAAAACTTGTATTAAACAATACCGGAACACCAGTTAACTTATTAAATTCTGAAATAAGTTCATAGTAATGTGTATTATCTGCATTAACGGTTTGAACACGACACGTATTGTCTACATGAGTAATAGCAGGGAGTTGTGAGATTTTTTCAGGTAATACATTAACTGCATACATCATAAATGGCGAATTATCTAACTTGTCCATATCAAACCAATCACTTGCGTGTTCTTCCATTACTGAACCAGCAAATGGTCTAAACCATTCACGATTTTTAACTGAGTTAATAATTTCTTTGCCATCCGGATTACGCGGGTCAAACACAATACTTCTATTGCCTAATGCTCTTGGTCCTCCTTCTGACGGGCCTTGAAATATAGCAACAATTTCACCGGACTCTAATAGTTTAGCAATATGATCTGCAGAAGTATCAGAAAACACTAAGTCAGGAAGTTGCAATTTTACATTTTCTAACTGATTATAATCAGGCAATACTCCTAAACATACTGTCTTTAATGGTTTAATAGTAGTGTCTCCGCTATGTTTAAACCATGCGTATCTAGCTAAGCCAATAGCAGTTCCGCCGTCGTGAGCAATTGGGTCAACATAGATGTTAAGTTGTGGAAATCGTTTAACTAACTTATAGTTAGCTACACAGTTTAACCCAAATCCGCCTGAAATAACAACATCAGTTTCACCGGTAATATCAACTGCTTTTTCTACTAACTTAAACAGTAGTTCTTCAACTTCTTGTTGAACTTTAAATGCTAAGTTTTTAGATTGGTCTGTGCATAATGTAAAATCATTATGCCAATCTTGCGGATCAACGTACCGTTTTAGGTATGGGTTTAATGTTTCATCAATAACCGCACCGGCTGGATAGCGAGGAATCAATAAATTACGATTACCTTTACCATTAATAAAAAAATCCGGAATAAACTCATCAAATTTACCGTACGGTGCTAACCCCATTGTTTTACCAGCTTCGATAAAACCAAAACCAAGATATTCCGATACTGCTTCATATGCTTTAGTTATCGTTACTGAATTATCAAATTCTTGTATTCCGTTATCGTAGTACATGCTATCATGAATGCCGTTAGAATAGTGTTTGTATACTGCATTAAATTCACCTGGATATGAACAATGATAGATAGTTTCAGTTTCAAACCCATTTACAATTGGCCCATTTTCGCCAATTTGGTCGCTATGATTTGACCCTGCTCCATCAATAATTACAGCAGCAGCAGTTTCAAATCCAGAATTATAAAATGCACCAGCTGCGTGTCCTAAGTGATGTAAGTTACCCATTTTTGTTATTTTAATATTTGGATAGAATTTTCTTGCTAATGCCGAATAGGCATCTTCGCCTGTCCAAGGTAATGTAGAAAATTCTTCGGAAGTGCCGCCAATGACTAATTCATCTATCGGGTGTACTGATAACACTTGCAGCATTGCTCTAAATGGATTACCATCGTGCTTAAATCTAGTAAGTCGTTCTTCTTCTGTGTAATATACAACTTCGCCATCTACTGTTAATGCGGCAGAACCGTTATGTCCTGGATTGATTGCTAAAATACTATATGCCATTATTTCACCTTTTTCTCAATATCTGCAACAATTGCTAGATACATATCATTTAATTCTTTATCAGTAAAGTTCATAGAATTTTCGTTTAATCGGTTTGCTAATGATACATCCAATCCAGTAATTCTAATTGGGCTATATTTCTTAGCACCTGCTTTTTCAATTATGTTAAAGTAATCAGGGTAAGAAGTATTAATTGGAAATGTAGATCCAAAAATAACTGTACCAGGAGTACTGACTGCTCTAGCTATATGTTGACCGCTGCTATCGCAGCCAATAAAATAATTAGCAGCTTTAATCAAAGCACCCCATTGGCGCAACTCACATGTGAATTTTGCCGAAATAGTGTCCTCTTTTAACTGAAAATCGGGCTCACCAAAGAAAATTAAATTATATTTCATTCCTAACTTTTTAGTCAACTTAACATAATCGGTTGAACTTAAACTTCTCGATTCTTCATCAATAATTTGGTTAGAGTCGGGGTCAATGTTTGCACCTCGTCCAAATGGTTGAAAAATAATCGTTTTTTGTTTCTTTTGTGAAGCTTTAATATTATTAATCGTTTTCACTGCAACTGCAGTTTCTTGTTTATTAAACACTAGTGTAGGAGCACCTAAATCACTGTGGTCAGTAACTCCGTTAATTTCTCTATCAAATGCTTGCACTAACGATATTTCTTGTCGGAAATATGCAGGATTTCGATAGGGTTCTGGAGTTACTATAATGTCAGCATGTTTTACTACATTATCAAATACCCCTTTAGTATCTAAGTTGTAGGCTCGATCTTGTAGTTCAGGAATACCCCAAAACAAAAAATCCCAAATACTAACTAATATTGACCATTCTGTATTAGGGTTTAATCGATTGTATTTCAACAGTGCAGGAATTGCTGCAATTATTCGACCTGCGCCGCCATCTATAAAAAATATTTTTTTCATTTATTGTTTCCTTTCAAATAAAATATCAGTTTGAAGTAAATTATTATGCAAATCGTATGATGTATCAAAAATGTCAGTTGCTTTATACTCTAATTTATCAAGTTGTGCGACTACTTCTGCTAAAAGTGGTGAACCTTGATTATATTGTTGCCACGAACATTCAATTAAAATATACCGTGGTTGTTTGTTATGTAAAAATTGGCGAGCACCTTCTAGTATTAATAACTCAGACCCTTGGGTATCTAACTTTATTAAACCAAGATTTTTCCAATCTCCAAAGAAATTGTAAGTAGTATGTAAACTATCTAACGTTCTCATTTCTTTTTGTATGACAATAGGTGATGCATAATGTATAGTTTGTTCCTTAAAGATCGAACTACCGGTTGTAATTTTATCATCAGGTAATGTATAATAGTTAACAGATTGATTATTTTGATCACCAAGTAACGCTATAATAGCATTGTCCTGTAACCAAGATTTTTGTCTTTCGTCGGCTTCAAATTGACGAACAATAGCAGTTGGCCATACTGATTTTACAGTTTCAGTAAAATCACCTCGATATGCTCCAATATCTAAAACATATTGAACATTATTACCATTGTTTTTCATTTGAATAAAACGATTTCTAAATGATTCTATTATCATCGTTTATTCCAAAAATCTAATTTCATATTAGTATACAGTTCTGTTAATTCGTTGCCAATGATCATTTCGGGTGGTAAACTAACACGCTGCATTATTGGCCTTACATCATGCAATCCAGTAATTCCGCCATGATACATATCATTTTCATTCATTTGTTGCATATTCTGCAGATCAATATTAACCGAATCAATACCAATGAAGTTACAAATTTTGTTCATTGTATTTTGACTATCCTCAACTATATCAGCGTATGTTACTACTAATAAATCAACATTGGGAGAATTAATCCCAATTCTTACACTATTATAAGGTCCATTGATATATTTCTCCCATAGTAATTTACATCTATTTTTATTGTTAACTACTAGTTTATTGTCTATCAAATCTTGATCAATAAAGGTAATTTTATTTGGATTTTTGTTAATCAATGTAATGTATGATGCTAATATTTCAGGAATACTACGCACTGTGCATATGATTTTAGGTTTATGTTCTAAAACCGCCGTCATTAGTTTGCCGTGTCTAGGCCATAAGCGATTTTTATCAATAATTATTGGTTTTTGAATATGTTCATACGCACCTTCACAGACTCCTCTAATCATATTTGTATATTGATGTTCAGAGGTGTTTGTTAATGCTCCTGATATTGCAGGCCAGGTATTGTTTAATACTTCAATCATATCAATAACAGGTGATGTTGTAGAAGAGTGTATCAACGGATGTTGATTAAGCATAGATCCTAAAACTGTAGACCCAGATCGAGGTAATCCGGATAACATAACAAATTGTTTATTCATAATTGTTTTTTAATAAGTGGTTGGGGGGTATTATTCCACACGGCGTAATTGCCTGTGAATTTGTATGGTCCAATATGATTACATGTAATACTAGTATCTAACCATAATTTAAACCCGCCATTACGGAGTTTGTCGCACATAACAATGTCTTCGCTGTGAAAGCTATGATTTTTAATTGCTACATCAAAAATCATCCGATGTTCTGCGTTATCTTTTGTATCAATGTATGGTTCACTAATATCCCATAAATATTGCAGTGCTGCTTTACTTATTTTCAAAAATCCTGTTCCTAATCCAGATACTTCTAATAAGTTTGAGGTTGATGACATTGGAGGACTATCTTTTAGTAATCTAACTACATATTCCTCAATATCGCCTTTTTTTCGATAAGTTCCTCCGACGATGTCTTCTGGGTAGTTAAGTAATTTAAAAAAATCAGAAGGTTGCCATTCAATGTCGGAATCAATAAATATTAAATAATCTACATCTGTTTCTATAGCTAGATGAACTGTATCGTTTCTAGCTCGTTGTAGCAACGCGTCAAAGCTAACCCAAATTGGTATTATTTCAACGTCATGCTCAACGCTTTCTTTAATGGTATTCATTAAGCTATTAGTATACCAAACATCAAGCCTACCATCGTAACACGGTGTTCCTATCATTACTTTTGTTGTCATATTTTTCTATTATAAATTGTTTCAATTAATGCTGTATAATGATTAATTACTGCAGCTGCAGATGGGCCTAAATAATTATCCATAAATAAGGTGTATGGAATTGATGTTTCCCATTCATATCGGATTTCTTCTTGAGCTTTTTTATATGAAAACCGGTTGCTGCATAATGCTTCTAATACACTTATTTTAGGAATAATCAACATTGTTGTGCCAGTCTGATCAAAAATCCACCTATGATGAATATATCCTAACCAATGAGGGTTTTCACATCTTGAAAACTCAGTATTAGCACTTGGCATAGAAATAACACCGCGTTTTGCTATAGTTGGTAATATTTTTAATATATCAATTGGATTGAATATATCTTCAAGAGTATGTGTGCATATTGCGTAATCAAACATACCATGTTCTTCAACATAGGTCTGTAACTTGACGAGAGATTCTGTTGAGCATATATCAACTGATAAACTGTTAAGGGTATCAGTGGTGTTAATATCAACTAATAAATCAATTATATCTAACGTCCACACATTAGTAACTCCACCAATGTCTATTACAGTATAGTTAGAATTTTTGATTTTTTCAGCTTTAATTTTTTCAGAGATATAAACTCTACTATTTTCAACTGTATCATACTTGATTATCATTTAGTAATGTATCCCATTCAGCTTTACGATTTAACCACGAATAACTATCATTAAACCATTTACTTTGTATATTATAACTGGTATTAGTATAGTTGTCAATCTCCTTTTTTAAAGTTTCTGCATAATTTTCTACTAATTCATTTCTATTTTCAGTATAATTTACATAAGTAGCCCATTTATCACAAGTTTCCGGTAATGCACCTAAATTAGTTGTAACAATTTTGCATCCAGCTGCACCTGCTTCAATTGCAGCTAAACAACTAGTTTCCTTAAAAGTACTTGGATATGCTAATATATGGGAAGTTTGCAATGCTTTTCTTATTGCTTTATTCATAGCATACCCTTTATATACAACATTCTTCATAGATTTGCATCTATTAAATAAATGGTCATACATGTTACCAACACTATTGCTATATTGTGTGCCATATATTACATTAGATGAATAAACTACTAATTCAATATCAGGGTTATTAATTAGGTTAAATGCATCTAGTAATATATCAAGTCCACGAAATGGCATTGATGTGTAAATTAATCTAAGTTTATCAGTTGGTTTTTGAATGTAGTCTATTGGGTCTATTGCGTTTTTTATTACAATGTTGTTTAAATGATCAAGTTGATATAATTCTTGAAATTGTTTAAATTGCCAGTTACTAACATATATAAACTGGTCAACTGCATTAGTAAATGTAACATCATTCATGCCAACTGTAGCTAGTTGGTCGGTCATTAAATGTTGCCAAACTATATTTTTTCTAGTTGGGTCTAAGTTTGAGTGGTTACAAAAACTTGGAATTAAGTTAACATTTTGTTGCCAATTTAAATCTGTGTATTTTAATAAGTTGTTATACAGAATTTCAGTTCCGCCAAGTGGTTTCATAATAGCCATTTAAGTAATATTTATTTTATCATATTTATTAAATGAAATGATGTAGTGCAGAAGAAACAGGCATACTACTTAACTTAATAAGCAGTATGCCTTAATTTTTAACCAATTTTTTTGTTTTTCTACTTGAAGTTCGATATTTTGATTAGTTAACACTTGAAGTTTTTTAGATAATTCTTGAATAGCTTTAATTGCAACTGGTAATAGTTTGCCTGGATTATTCGTATTAACTTACTATAAATTTTGAATTATCTAATTCAATTAAATTATTAGTAAATGTGCTGGCATTATTACTAGTTAGTTAAATTTAACGACGTTGTATTACTAAAATCAACAGGGTCATTATTAGGTTGAGGTATATAGATCATAATATGCTCAGGAGGGTCTAGTATTGTGTCAGCTAACATTTCTTCACATGCTATTCCGGTTGACATCTCCGGAATATTCCCTTCTTCTAACCATGCTATATATTGCATGTAATCTAAATTTGAAGCTGACGCAGGTATAAATGCGTTATCAGCTACTCGTAATATTGACAACGAATTGATTATTGTTTTATACATAAATTATATTATCTCCGAATTAATTGTTAAAATTGTACTGTTGTATGCATTTAAAGCTCCGCATTTATTGTTGCAGCAGCTGAATTATAAAAAAGCCAAAAACCAACTGCTGTATTTGTTGCAGTAAAAGCTAGAGAAGTGGGATTACTCACTAAACTCACAGCACTTACATTATTTGCAGCAAATGACATTACAGTTGTTGGCGTTATTCGCTTAATTGCTTGCATTGGTATAGTTCCATAATTATTTGCAGAAGCTGCTGTTGGGTTATAACCAGACCATCTAAATAGATTTGTTGCTATTACTTCTAGGTATCGTTGACAAAACAACATTTCTGCGCCAATAGGTCTATAATCAAAAGTGGTTGCAGCACTACCCTGCTCAAATTGAGCTTGTCCAATGTTCCATGTGCCACTTGTTTGCGCTCCAACAGTAAATAATATTTCTACACCAGTTAATGCTGCACTTGGCATTAAAAATGTCATTGAATATGAGGTCAAGGTAGCTGTTATTGCAAAATTTGTATTTGTAATCAATGTTTTAGTTGGTGTACCGATTGTTCCAAATGTATCCGATGTGGTTGCATAAGAAATAGCAACATTCATTGTAGTTAATAATGAATTACTAGCCCAAAATGATAATGTAACATTCTTACCAGCAAGGTCTTGTGAATTCAGTGATTCAATTCTTTGCCCTATACCGACAGTTAATACACTAGCTGCTCCAGTTACCTGACCTGAAATTATACCGCTAACAACAACAGGTTGTATTGTCACATTAGCACCAGTACTATAACCAAACCATCTATCTAATTGATAGCCAGTTGATACTGTTGGTACAGTTACTCCTGCAGTTATAGTTTGTGCAGCAATACCACGTTGGCTTATGTTAAATTGACCATTAATGAGTCTATTTTTAAATCCAAAATTTGTTGCACTACCAACCGCAACACCATTAATCGATAACCCAGTAGAATCAACTTTGATTCGTTCTGTTGTACCAGCACCGATCAGTACTGTATTACTTAGACCAGCACTAGCTGTTAATTGCCCAATAATAGTATTATTAACCCCAGTAGTTAACGACTTACCAGCATCAGCCCCAATTGCAATGTTATTACCAGTAGCGTTTGAGTTGTATAACGCACAACACCCAACTGCAATGTTATTATTACCAGTAGTATTGGAATAAAGTGCGTAATATCCTTGAGCAAAGTTATTCCAACCAGTGGTATTATTATAAAGTGCGTTGTATCCTTGAGCAAAGTTATGCTTACCATTGGTATTGGAATAAAGTGCGTTATATCCAATCGCAGTGTTATTAGAACCAGTGGTATTTGCAGCAAGTGCGTAATATCCGTGAGCAACGTTATTACAACCAGTAGTATTGGATTTAAGTGCTAGATATCCTTGAGCAAAGTTATTACAACCAGTGGTATTTGCTTTAAGTGCCCAATATCCTTGAGCAAAGTTATTATTACCAGTGGTATTGGCATACAGTGCGCAAGCTCCAACAGCAAAGTTATGACTACCTGTAGTATTTAAACGAAGTGTTTGAAAACCACTGGCAAAGTTATAACTACCAGTGGTATTATTATAAAGTGCTTGATTTCCAATTACAATGTTATTAATACCAGTAGTATTAGAAGCAAGTGCTTGATATCCTTGAGCAAAGTTATTATTACCAGTGGTATTGGCATTAAGTGCAAAATATCCACTAGCAAAGTTATTATTACCAGTAGTATTAGATTTAAGTGCGTAATATCCTTGAGCAAAGTTATGTTTACCGGTGGTATTGGCACAAAGTGTTTGATTTCCAATTGCAGTGTTATTACAACCAGTGGTATTGCCACGAAGTGCCTGATATCCTTGAGCAAAGTTATGACAACCAGTGGTATTGCCACAAAGTGCAGTATATCCACTAGCAAAGTTATTACAACCAGTGGTATTGTAGCGAAGTGCTTGATATCCTTGAGCAAAGTTATGACAACCATTAGTATTGGCAAAAAGTGCATAAGTTCCACTAGCAAAGTTATGACTACCAGTGGTATTTCCACAAAGTGCTGCACATCCAAAAGCGGTGTTATGATTACCGGAGGTATTGGCCATAAGTGCTCGATATCCAACAGCAACGTTATTATTACCAGTGGTATTAAGAGCAAGTGCCCAATATCCTTGAGCAACGTTATTATTACCAATGGTATTGCTACAAAGTGTTCTACATCCAACAGCAAAGTTATTAGCACCGGTGGTATTAGCAACAAGTGCCCCAGTTCCAATTTTTAAGTTGCCATTTGCATCTAATGTAGTACTGCCACCACCACTAAATGCAGTGCCGTTAATTGATAACCCAGTAGCATCAACTTTGATTCGTTCTGTTGTACCAGCACCAATTAGTACTGTATCACTTAGACCAGCGGTACCAGATAATTGACCAATAATGGTATTATTAACCCCAGTAGTCAACGATTGACCAGCGTTAGCCCCAATTGCGATGTTATTTCCAGTAGCATTTACGCTATATAACGCACAACACCCAACTGCAATGTTATTGTTACCAGTGGTATTATTACGAAGTGCGTAAGCTCCTTGAGCAATGTTATTAGAACCAGTAGAATTGCAATAAGATGTACAAAGTCCAACTGCAAAGTTATTAGAACCAGTAGAATTGCAATAAAGTGCTAGATATCCTTGAGAAACATTATTACTACCAGCGGTATTATAACGAAGTGCAGCGGTTCCAATAGCAGTGTTATTACTACCAGTAGTATTGGAATAAAGTGCGCAATATCCTTGAGCAAAGTTATTATAACCAGTGGTATTACTATAAAGTGCGTTATATCCTTGAGCAAAATTATTAGAACCAGTGGTATTGTTCCAAAGTGCAAAATATCCACTAGCAAAGTTATTTTTACCACCGGTATTTTTACAAAGTGCAACATATCCATGAGCAAAGTTATTATTACCAGTGGTATTAGCGTTAAGTGCGTTATAGCCTTGAGCAAAGTTATTAGTACCAGTTGTATTCTTATAAAGTGCTTGATATCCTTGAGCATAGTTATAATTACCAGTGGTGTTGAAATAAAGTGATCGAACTCCAAACGCAGTGTTATTACAACCACTGGTATTGGAAAAAAGTGCGTTATATCCAATCGCAATATTATAACAACCAGTGGTATTGGAAACAAGTGCGCAATATCCTTGAGCAAAGTTACTATTACCAGTGGTATTGCCACAAAGTGCAAAATATCCACCAGCAAAGTTATGTTTACCGGTGGTATTAGAAGCAAGTGCAAAATATCCAATTGCAGTGTTATTACAACCAGTGGTATTGCCACGAAGTGCCTGATATCCTTGAGCAAAGTTATGACAACCAGTGGTATTGCCACAAAGTGCCTGATATCCACTAGCAAAGTTATTACAACCAGTGGTATTATAACGAAGTGTTTGGTATCCTTGAGCAAAGTTATTACAACCAGTGGTATTGGCAAAAAGTGCATAAGTTCCACTAGCAAAGTTCTGATTACCAGTAGTATTGCCACAAAGTGCTGCACATCCAAAAGCGGTGTTATGACTACCGCTAGTATTGGCCATAAGTGCTCGATATCCAACAGCAACGTTATTATTACCGGTGGTATTAAGAGCAAGTGCCCAATATCCTTGAGCAACGTTATTATTACCAATGGTATTGCTACAAAGTGTTCTACATCCAACAGCAAAGTTATTAGTACCAGTAGTATTAACAGCAAGTGAACCTGTACCAATTTTTAAATTGCCATTTGCATCTAATGTAGTACCACCACCGCCACCACTAAACGCAACACCATTAATTGATAACCCAGTAGCATCAACTTTGATTCGTTCTGTTGTACCAGCACCAATCAGTACTGTACCACTTAGCCCAGCAGTACCAGTTAATTGACCAATAATGGTATTATTAACCCCAGTAGTTAACGACTTACCAGCATCAGCCCCAATTGCGATGTTATTTCCAGTAGCATTTGCGCTATATAACGCACAACACCCAACTGCAATGTTATTGTTACCAGTGGTATTAGAAAAAAGTGCTTTATATCCTTGAGCAAAGTTATTACAACCAGTGGAATTGGAAACAAGTGCTTTATATCCTTGAGCAGAGTTATTACAACCAGTGGTATTATTGCGAAGTGCGTAATATCCGTGAGCAACGTTATTACAACCAGTGGTATTGCCACAAAGTGCCCAATATCCTTGAGCAAAGTTACTATTACCAGTGGTATTGGCATAAAGTGTTTGATTTCCAATAGCAGTGTTATTATTACCAGTGGTATTGGCACAAAGTGCAAAATATCCACTAGCAAAGTTATGACAACCAGTGGTATTATTGCGAAGTGCGCAATATCCTTGAGCAATGTTATTATTACCAGTGGTATTGAAAAACAGTGCTTGATATCCACTAGCAAAGTTATTACAACCGGTGGTATTGCCACAAAGTGCGTTATATCCAATTGCAAAGTTGTTATTACCAGTGGTATTATTGCGAAGTGCGCAATATCCTTGAGCAAAGTTATTACAACCGGTGGTATTGGCATTAAGTGTGCAAGCTCCACTAGCAAAGTTATTTTTACCAGTAGTATTGGAATAAAGTGCGTTATATCCTTGAGCAAAGTTATTACAACCGGTGGTATTGACAAACAGTGTGCAAGCTCCACTAGCAAAGTTATGATTACCAGTAGTATTAGAATAAAGTGCGTTACATCCAAATGCAGTATTATTAGAACCGGTGGTATTATTACGAAGTGCATAATATCCAATAGCAATATTATTTTTACCAGTAGTATTGGAATAAAGTGCTAGATATCCTTGAGCAAAATTATTAGAACCAGTAGTATTATTAAGAAGTGCAGCATTTCCAACAGCAAAGTTATTATTACCAGTGGTATTAGCAAAAAGTGCGCAATATCCACTAGCAATGTTATTACAACCAGTAGTATTGTAAAAAAGTGCTTGATATCCACTAGCAAAGTTATTATTACCAGTAGTATTAGAAGCAAGTGCGTTATATCCTTGAGCAAAATTATTAGAACCAGTAGTATTGGCACCAAGTGCTTTATATCCTTGAGCAAAGTTACTTTGACCGGTAGTATTAGCACCAAGTGCTTTATATCCAATCGCAGTGTTATGACAACCAGTGGAATTGAAATAAAGTGCGCAACCTCCTTGAGCAAAGTTATTAAAACCAGTGGTATTAGAATAAAGTGCGCGATATCCTTGAGCAAAGTTACTCCAACCGGTAGTATTGCTAGCAAGTGATTGCTTTCCAATAGCAATGTTATCCACACCAGTGGTATTGGAATACAGTGTACAAAATCCACTAGCAAAGTTATTAATACCGGTAGTATTGGAATAGAGTGCTTTATATCCTTGAGCATAGTTATTAATACCAGTATTGGAAAAAAGTGCGTAATTTCCAACAGCAAAGTTATTACAACCAGTAGTATTAGATTTAAGTGCGCAATAACCTTGAGCAAAGTTATTTTTACCAGTGGTATTAGCAGCAAGTGCGCTAGTTCCAACGGCAAAGTTATTAACACCAGTGGTATTAGCACCAAGTGCGCTAGTTCCAACGGCAAAGTTATTAGCACCAGTGGTATTAGCACCAAGTGCGCCAGTACCAATTTTTAAGTTGTTATTGGCATCTAATGTAGTACCACCACCGCCAATTGCTCCCCATCCTGCCAAGCTGTAGCCTTCAAATTTATCTGAAGTAGTGTTATATCGTAAATTACCAGTAACTGGAGATGTGGGCAACGTTGTTGTATTTGGTAAAACTAAAGATGATGAAATCTTTACTGATGCTACTTGTAACTTGTTAATTCCGTCATCTGTACCAGTACCAATTAATACGTTACCGCCATATTGTGCTAGTTTTACTAAACCAGTATCAAGAACTTCTATACTTGGGATACCAGATACGTCATTTGCTGCAAATATAGTTCCAGTTAAACTATTAGTAACGGAAAGTAATTGTCCATTTGAACCATCAAAACTAAGCATACCATTTAAAGTTGGGTATGCAGTTAACGTAATATTCTGAGCTGTAGTACTTAAATCTGCCCCAGAAAATACAATCTTAGGGTCGCTTGCTGCGCTTATATTTGGTGTAATGACTATATTTTTATCAGCTAATGCCATTGTGTGTCCTTTTTATTATTATGTATTTATTAAATACCAAATCTGCCTCTTAGGGCATTAAAATTTTGTAATACTTCTGCTGCAGTTAGCGCACGGTTATACATTTTTGAGTTTGCAATTGTGTTTTTTGGGAAATAATTATAATCAGTTGCAATGGCCCCGGAACCGCCGCCATAACCTACTCCACCTAAAAATATATCATTTTGGGTATTAATACCAGTTACTGAAGTTGCAGTTGTAGATCCTGTACCTAATGGAGCACCATTAACATAAGGGGTAAAAACATCCCCTGTTCTAACAAGTAAAACTTGATACCAGGTTCCTTGATTTATATGAGATCCGGATGTACCTACAGACCATGATGCAGTAGTAACCGAAGTTGATGCACCAGTAAACATTGTAAATACTAGACCAGTTGCAGTATACATAAATCCTGCATGCCAACCTCTATACATTATAAGGTTACTCCACGCTTCGTTGCCTGCATACACACCTGGGTTAATATCATTTATTTTAAACCATACTTCCCATGTAAAATTATTATACATGAAGTTTGCAGCGGTTAAATTACCTGTTGCAGTTAAATACATGCACGGACCATCTTTTGGAGTAGATGCACTTCTAGTAAATGTTATACTATCTTCATTTACTGTAGTAAATTGATTACGATACAAATTCATAGTATAACCACCAACTGTATCTTTAAATGGCATCGGCGCAACAGATGTAAGATTTTCTACTTTTACACCCCAAAAATCTAATACATAATCATTAGTATTATCACTTAATACATCAAAAAAACTTTTAACAACCGCAGTCGGAACTGCAGAAACTACTACTCTAACCCATTTTCCAGTTACTAGTTGAGGTAAGTAGTCACCACTTGGAGTTGCATCTGCCAAGTCATAAGTTAGCTGTCCACTAGTCGAGGCTGTACCACTTATTTTTCTAACATAAAAACTTACAACATACGTGTCAGTGCCATTTGGCGTAAATGGTGTAGTAAATGTACACCGCAATACGCTAGATCCAGTAGTTCTACATGACATTCTAACTGCGGTCATACTACCATCCGGTGCATCTATTCCAGTAGTGTATACGTTGTTTTCTGGAAAATATCTAGTCCACGTAAATGCTTGTGCTAAGTTCCCAGTGCCTAAGGTTGAAGAAAATTTCTTAGGATTTTTAAAATCTAAGTTTAACAGTAAACTATCAGTAACTATATTTGGGCTGTGTGTTAAACTCATAATCCATATCTCGCTTTAGTTGCATAAAAAATTTGATTAAGTTCTGCAAGTGATAACTGTCTATTATAAATCATTGCTGCTCCAATACTTCCTTTAAACCATCTACCAAAGTAATCAGTAGATCCGATAGTTAACTGCGAACTTGCAAGATTTAATGGAGTAGCATAACTTGACGAACTGCCAGTTACTGAATTTATACCAGATGAATTACCACAGTATAATGTTGTATTGTTTACAACACCGTCCCCTAATGTAGTTATTGCAACCATATTCCATGCTGCCTTATTTACAACTACTGTAGATGGAGTGTAATCATTATTCCAATATGCAGAAGTAGCGTAAAAGGTGGATCCGCTAGTATTAATTGACAGCAATGCCCCGCCTGATGCAGATCTAGCACCGTA